ATTCACCGCCGCTATCTGCGTAATGGTAACAGGCAAAAGTTCACCATCCCTCAAATAATACTGAGGATTGTGCGGCCCAAATGCACGAATGGCCGTGCGCCCGTCTTGATACGTGACAAGCTGTTTGGTGCGTGAGTTTCCCAATGGAAGATATCGAGGTTCTATTTTGAGAATTTCAGCCATTATTTATCTTCACCTATTTGTGTCATTGTTCTTCTACATTAGGTATATGCTTCATTAGCCAGCCTCGACAAGTATCATCTCCACAATCACAGGGCACCCCAAACTGATTGTGTTGATGCAACCACTCTACTGTGATATTATTTCTTTCCGCATATCGTTGCTCAAATTCGTCTTTTGTCATGATATATTCATTCAACATAAAGGATTTCAGACATATTACCCTATAATTAAATGCATCTCAGTTGTAACACTTTCGTGATCTGCCCTGGTCCCAATTTTCATAAATGGAATACCCTTAAGCGGAATTGTAGACCCAGGGGCTTGCACAACAGTCAATGGAATAAAATATGATCCATTACCAGCTTCACCACCTGTTACAGTTAAACTCACGCCTGTCTTTGTCCATAACATACTACTTCCAGAACCAGTTAATATAGGAGTATATGTACCACCACTACTTGCAGAAATAACGGGATATACTTCTAGTTGCCCTGATGTAACACTTCCTTGAAAATCAATCTTCAAGGAAATATTCTTATTGTCATACCATTTTTTTGTGAGGACAATTGGATCTGAAAGTGCGAATGCGTTGGCGGATGCGGCTACGTAGTACGTCTTAGCCGAATCATTATATATTCGGATAGAAAACATTTGATTTGCTCCCCTTATCCTTGTTTATTATATATCTTGCAATATATATATTAAAGGGGAAGGCAAGTACAGCAAGGGGTCTCGCTACCTTGCCCCTCCCCCTGTATTGTTATTTATTATTTACCAAGTGCCATCCAATGGACCGTTCCACCAGAGGCCATTAGACCAAATGCGGCAGAAACAGAAGAAGGATGACCATACACAGCGACAGAAACACTACTTGTTGAAACATTGTTCGTTCCAAGCGCAACCAATGGATCAGATACTGCAGCAGCATACTCATAAGAAGCAACAATACTCTGAAGCGTGGTGGTTAAATTATGAGCAATCGTTACTGAAGCCCCGGCCCAAGCAAGCGTACCCCCACTAAGTTTAAAACCAGCAGTTGCTGTATATGCAACACCGTAACCAGCTTGCCCATCAAGATATCCAAGTTCTGCTGGCGTAATTGCAGTACCACTTGTATGTTGTATTCCACTCTGGTCTATTGTAACACCAGAAGGCACGGTTGCTAACGTGGTTCCCGAAAGAACACCCTTTTGGGAAGCTCTTGTTCCTCTACCAGGTCCTGAAGTTCTAGGCATTTCGCAATTTCTCCTTTCGGATTATTTTTTTACGGTGAGAGAAATTGTAACCATCACCTATCCTCTCATCATTGTTGTTTTCATAACGAGGTAGGAGAGAGACATTTGACAATCCTACCTCGTTATACTATTTAACTAGATAGATAACTACCTGATATTCACTATTGCTGAATATGAAACTCCTGTAATCGTTCTCCCAAAAGATTCATATCTTCTAACTCACTTTCCCAAACAACAAGGGTCTTAAACCCATATTGAGAAAAGTGATTTATTCTGTCTTGTGGATCATCATCCTTATGCCAATAATTACCAAATAATTCGATTAGCTTCTTTTGACCATTGACATTCATGAAATCAGGATTCTTTCCACCTAACCAAGTTTTAAAATCACCAACAAATTTCCATTCGTCAGGGAAAAGGTTCTGAAGCATGACATTAAGTTTAAGTTCAGCTTGATTTGGAGAAACGCCATGGGTTGAAGCCCACATTTTACAGAACTCCTTATCCTTGAACTTTTCTTTCATAGTAACAGATTGCTTTTTAGCTGTTTTTCTTAGTAAGGATGAAGTTTCTTTGGTTAAACCTGTAGACCAAGGATTCCAGTTTCCGTTTGGTCTTTTCTGTCCCAAGAACTTTTCCGTTCTTTTTTGAATTGATTCTGGACTTTGTTTGACACCTCTTTGATTATGCCCGGTTACAAATCGTTTGCCGGAGGCTGTCATATTACCACAACCGCATTCGCAAGACTTGGGATATAACGTTCTTTGCCTATCGGAAGATTCCTTAAGTCTTGCATCTGTTTCCTTAGTAAGACCTTTGTTCCAAGGAATCGTTCCTTTCTTAAAGCCACCTGTGGTTTTATAATGGCCATGAACAAAACGGTTCCCTAACTTTGAAACTCTTTCCCCACAACCACATTTACATAATGGTAGTTTAACAGATTCTTTATTTACAAACTTTCCCTTATAAAGAATTTTGCCCTTTTTTCGACTAACCGTTCCAGCAAATTTCTTCTTTAGGGAGATACTCATTTTTAAAAGAGTTTCTGGAGATGCTTTCACCCCTCTTCGATGGTGACCATGGAGGAATTTATTTTCCCCATTTACTAGAATTCCTCCACAATCACATGAACATTTTCTTATTATTCTCTTTACTACTTTACTCTTCTTGGTAGTCATAATTCACAAGAATATCCAGTAATATTAGGTAGTTGACTTGTAAGAATGCTCAGTAGAAATTCCCGCAATTGTGCCATAAAATCTGCACTTGAATCTTGCCTTAATATCTTTCTTGAACTCATCTTCATTCCCTGGTCCCTGAGTCATAACCTGCAAAGGCCAAACTTCAAGCCACCAGAAATCCTGCTTGAAATCACCCCAGTACCATGTGGTAGCATTGCGTACTGAAACAAAAGGAGAAGTAAGCGGAATGAATCGCCCCTTCCAGAAGTTCTGCGCATTTTCTGCAGACTCGGGCGTTAACGCCGAATTAGCCATCTGCCATGCTTCAAGATACAGATCTATAGGCACCAAGACAATTGCACTTTGAGGATCAATAAAGATAAAGTCATCATAAGCATTTACACCAAGAGAATCGTTCTTTTGGGTCTGTGCAAGCTTCATAATGGCTTCAAGTCCTGATTCCCCGAAAGCATTAGTTCACTGAAGATTCCTATTCCCTGCAATATAAAATGCAGTAGGCACCCCAGAAGGTCTATAAACTGTAGTATTAACATCCTGGATACCCTCAAGAATCAATTTCTCCTTGTAGATTGCCGCACGTTGTCCAATTCGGTTTGCCCTCATTAAAACCTGGCCTGTCTTATCAAAATAAATCATTTCCTCAGTAACAGACAGCATACGCCCAAACTTCTCGTTATGTGCCGTCACGTACTTTTCAGAGATTGTGGAGTCGTTATACTCCATCCCTTCCCCAACCTCTTCTGGACCCTCTACCTCTGTAAAACCAGCTATGGTCTCATCCTGAACATTGGACTTCACGGTTTGAGTTAACTGCCCACCAACTGTAGGTACGTTATCATATGCACTTATAATCTTTGAATTGATTAACGCACCTGTAATTTTAGGGAATGCACCCGAAGCATTAGCCTCGTAGACACTTACACCAGGATTACAAGCTTCCCAAATTTCCCTGATAGAAAAATCTTCAGGTCGCAGCTTACCCGGTTTTCCCGTTCCCGTTCCAAGTGCCGACTCAACTATTCTCAATGCTCCATCCTCACCGTGACTTTCCACAACGTCCCGAAGAGCCTGTCCTGTCTTTGTATTGAAAGCCATTTTCAATAGCCCTCCTTGCTTTTATTTTTTTGAAATTACTAATATACTAAACTTGCTGATACGGTCCAAACGCAGACCGTATAAATACTTCGGCTGTTAGGGCATGTACTTTATATTCAGCAAAATACCCTAACGCTGCGTTAGAGTTTGTTGTTTTCGCAATTTTCTGATCAAACATATTTGAAGCTGTTGTAGTACCACTTGGTCCAAACATCTCGTAGTTATGTACTGTTCTTGCAGGTTTGAGATCATATTTAAATACACCTGTTGTTGCAATGGATACTGTACGACTTACACCATTACTAACCCCATACTTGCCTTCAAGTGCAACCCCAAGAAATACATCCTTAACTTCAGCCCTATTTAGCTCCAACGAAGATCCACTTATCCTTAAATACGATATCGGAAATGCTGAATATGTGGCTTCCGAAGAACCGTCATTCCGTAAATTGGTAGCATTATCAACAAACATAAGATCGCCTTCGGAAACCGTAGTTCCTGCCAATACATTAACAAGTATTGCATTACGATCCTGATCCACCCATCTACTAATGTCGTTTCTATCATCACTATCTGCCATTCAGCACCAACCTAATTAGGTTGCAAGTCCACCAGCACCGTAAGCGGTTCTGATCTGAAAATCTACATAACTCGCACCACTTTGAGTCTTTACACAGTATCCAAGATATGCAGTAGAACCCGGTGCGGTTGCCGACATAAAAACTGTTTGAGGACTAACGCCAGTTCCTGAAGTAAGCGAGGAAACAGCACTAACAAGCGCCCCAATTGTAACAGCCCCATCTCGATAGACGGGATACCTAAATACCCCATTCGTCGCAACAGATATATCCTCTGTCGTACCGCTTATACTTCCGTCCATTGCAACACCAGCAAAATGGTTATATAGAATGCTTGCAATACCCATTGTAATCGTAGTTGCATTTAAAGCATAATTAAACGGGTAGCCATAATAATCTGCAGCTACTCCAGCACCACGTCCACCATTTGTTCTATCAAGGAACATCAAATCCCCTGCATTAACGGTGATGTTACCATGGATTTTTACTAACATCTCATTAGACTTCCCCCGAAGGTGTCTATTATATCCTGCCATGGTTATCTTTCCCTCCTATATATTATTATTATTAGGTTGCAAGTCCACCAGCACCGTAAGCGGTTCTGATCTGAAAATCAACGTAACTTGCACCACTTTCTGTCTTTACACAATATCCAAGATATGCGGTAGATCCAGGTGCGGTTGCAGACATAAAAACGGCCTGTGAGCTAACGCCGGTACCTGATGTAAACGTGGAAACCGCACTAATTAGCGCACCCATCGTGACAGCCCCTATGCGGTATAGTGGATACCTATGGACACCATTGGTCGCAACAGAGATATCCTCTGTCGTACCGCTTATACTTCCGTCCATTGCAACACCAGCAAAGAAATTAGCAAGCCCATAATGGAGTGATGTTAGATCAGATGCAGCATTTGCTGCTGAACTAAACGGATATCCATAATAATCTTTAGCTATCCCTGCTCCACGAAGACCAGGAGTTGCATCAATAAACATCAAATCCCCTGCCGCTACCGTAATATTACCATGGATTTTAACTAACATTTCATCAGAATCACCCCGAAGGTGTCTATTATATCCTGCCATGGTTATCTTTCCCTCCTAATAGGTTATTTAGCTTTACTTACAAAAGCTTTTACATCGTCGTCAGTAACTGCTTTCTTATCGCCCTTTTGCTCTAAAACCTTACCGACAAATTCTTGTCCACTATTGACTACGGTCTTCTGCGTTTTTGTTGCCACTTCCTTACGATCTGCAATAAGCTTTGTGATCTGCTCATCAGAATCGGCATTCATCAGTTGTTCCATGAAAACATCCGTAACAACTTCTTTAGGAAGTTTTGCTTCTACGATTGCTTCTGTTACCTTTGTTTTCTTTTCAATCAGCTTATCAGCTGCAATTCTCTCATCCAATTGAGCCTTGAGTTCATCCCGTTCCTTCTCAATGGCTTCGGTCTTTGTCTGAATTTCCTCAGACCCGGACTTCAGAACATTAAGTTCTGTAGTTAATTTATCAATTTCTACCCTTGCGCTATCAAGTTCGTCCTTAAGCTTATTAAACTCTGCAGCACTCTTGAATTCATCAATTAACGCCTTTACGAGTTCGGGATATTCAGCCTTTACTTTTTCCAAAGTTAATTCCATCTCTTCATCCTCCACAATATTTTCTTGTGTTAGTATTTTGCTTTCTTTAACTTTTTGCATCCGCTTTTTAACTTCACCAGTAAGATCATCAAAAATCAAATTGACTTTCTTTTTCTTATCTTCTATGGATATGTCTTCTTTATGAAGTGTCTCACGAATCATATCAAATGCAGTATACGTTACATCCTGTATTTCGTTCTTGATTTTCTCTGCATCTACACGATCAGATATAACACCCTCACGTATTTTCGCTACTACGTTACGAACCGGATGCTCCTCTGCATACTTTTGCTCGATAATTTCCAGCAATTTATCAAGGTCTTCCTCACTAACGTCATGTCCTGCTTGTTCACTTTCAAATAATGATGTAGTTGTTGCTGCACTTGCTACAAGATCAACACTACGTAGACTATCAACATCCACAACACTTTCCATACCATCAGGAGCGGAATGCACCTTTACTCGTGCATTGATAGAATTGCCGATACTTTTTGGTTGAAATGTTGCAATATCATATACCAAATCCCAAAAGCCTTCCCGACAAATAAGATCCGCAAAGACTTTCTGGCCTTCCTTGACTGGATTTACAAAAACACCAACCCAATCTCTAAGATCCCTAACGCCGTCACGTTCCTTAAATTCTGTTTTTGTTGGATGATTGATGTAACACTTCGTGCCATTTGCCAAACGAGCCAATGATTCTATAGCTCGGTCTTGATATATTCTGTTGTTTTTACTTTCAGCACTACCAAAAAGGCATGTTCGTTTAATAATATGATTGTCCGAGTCAATTCCTTGTTCAGTAACATCACCAAACGTGCTTGCCTCAAAGATCACATGGTCTTTTGTATCAATCTTCTTTGCTACATATAACGCCATGTCTTTAGTCTCCAATGATTCTTTTGCCTTTGTATTCCTACGTTTCCAGATAGAATTGCATATAGCATAACGTTGTGCATTATCTGAATAATCAGAAAGCATTACATTATTGCCCATGCAACTACTTATGAACTTCTCTTTTTGCTGCCCTTTTTGTGGTATAGGTAACGGCATACTACCCCTCTTATAAAATAGAAAGAATTATAGGGTCTTAACTAAAACTACGAACCTTGGTTTCAAGTTGCTTTAAAGTTAAAACCTTGCCGTCTTTTGCCATTTCGTTGAATTTTACTTTACCGGATTTCCAAAGTGAATATCTCTTAGTACCAAGAAAATCCTTAACAAATTTAGGATTTGATATATCCATATCCTTTAGCCAATCCTGATATAACCTACGTTCAAATATCTTACCTTTTTGTCTTCCAAAGTAAGACTTATCAGAATCATCTAAAACAGCTGGATCAACACCTAAATCTTCCCAAGAATAGGTACGGGGGGCATAAATGCAGCGGCATTGCGGATGCTGTGGTACTCTTGGACCTTTGTGCTCTCCATTAACTAACTTGAATATCGTACCATCAAGAGGAGCACATACAAGACAAGTGCGTTTATCCAAGGTTGCCATATACTCTACAGACTCAATTATATCGTCATTTTCCTTATAATATGCACCAAGCACTTTATTACTTACATCCAATAACTCAGTTCTTGCTATCATGGTTGCTCTTCTTGCAATTACTCTTTCTGCCGATCCCGTTAATCCAGTCGAAACTGGATTTATCAATCGTTTTGCAGCAAGTGGTATACCCTCTCCTTGTATAATTGCTTGTGATAATTCCTGCCGCATGAGTTTTACAGCTTGGGCATTACCCCATAACATCTTTTCACCTATTGTTTCACCCAATAAGGGGGTATCTATTAGCATCTCAAGATGTTCTAACGGTATTATAGCCATTTGAATACCAATACGTGCAAACTTAGCGGCAAAAAAACCATAATAGGTCGTAGCTTCAGAAGCTACTAATTGAGCACGAACTCGTTCAAATTCGCCACTACCTTCAAACGCAGCAATTGCAAGCACAGACTCTACTTCCGAAAGCAGCATCCTTAACGAATGAATTTGATAATTTAAAGGACCAGGAAGTGCTTCTAAACGCACGATGGTATTAAATATCTCACGTTTAGCCCTTCTATACGGCTCAATAAGTTTTCTCAATTCACCAGTCTCAAGTCTATGAAGATAATGTCTGTGCATTAACAAGAATGTTGCGATGTCTTCTGCTATATTTTTAGCCATGTCTTATCCATTTGGTACAAATGTTACTGACCATTTCCAGTCCGGGCTTTCTAATTTATTAAGTAAATCTTCCATGCTGTTTGCTATCAAAAGACAAAGTTCTTTTTGGGCAACTTTGTCTTTATATTCAGCATAAAGTTCAGTCATAATCTTAACAAATAGATGTTGTAAACTCCATTTAACACATAAATACATAATGCGGTTCATATCAACAAAAGCTACCATTTAATACCTCTCATCCATCAAAAATTGGTGTTATTATTGTAGGTGATCCCTCAAATACATGTGAGTAATTCTTCCAATCATCTTCTATCTCTGGGAAGATATAAAATTTTGCTTCGAAATTCCGTATGGTCCCGGAAGTATCCAGACAAACCTTAAGAATCCAACCTCCTATTGTAGGAAATAACCCTTTTCGTTTAAGGTAATTTGTCTGTCCTTCAAAACAACCTGCTTGAATACCAAGAATAGGCCCAAACATAGCCTGTAACTGAATATGTAAATGCCCTGCAATAACAAACTTTAGTGTTTGGAATTCCTTGGCTTGTCTTGCAATCTTATTTAATTCGTCAAATGAAATCTGCTCGACTGTCTTTTGTAGTCTATACGAATATGAATATGGTATGCCACCACTTGGATGAAATAAAATCATATCCACATTATCCAATAAAGGAATTTCTACTTGGTCAAATCCAACATAGTTAATATCTTCTCTACGAGATGCTAAATAAAGTAATGGATTATGTCCACCACCGGAACGTATGAAATTATAATCATGATTACCGCCAAGCATCCACCATTTAAAGCCTTCCGGGAGATTACACAATGTCGAATTCTCTTGCTCTTCAGCGCCATGAGCATATACATCATAAACTTGGCCTTGATATACACTAAACCCGGAACATATATCACCCGGAACAAATATATGAGCTACGGATTCCCTTCTACATATTTCACAGAATTCATTTAATGCCGTAATTTGACATGCCCTGGACCCAAAATGAAGATCACTTGCAATTCCAAATATAATCTCTCTTTCGGATAATGGTTTACTAAATGTTTTTGAACGTGCCGTACCAGTATGAAACACTACTTCATTATCTTCTGCAGATATTTCATATCCCTGTCGTCTATACTCAGATAGAATTCTTTTGATGGATTGTGGTGAGCAATTCAATTCCTTACAAGCATCAATTAACGGAATTCTTTTACATTTCTGCAAAAGTAATAAAAATTGTTCTTCTATATTAACCAAATTAACTGATGACGTTTCTTTTGATATTTTAGCCTTATCGTCTTTTTGCTTCATCCATTTTCTTGCTCTTTTAACATACCATCGAAACTGCTTTTTTGAGCCATCATAATTAAAGCGTTCAGCGGCTTGTGAATACACAATGTTATGCGTTAGACCAAGTAAAATACCACCTGTTACAAACTCCCATAACCCAGGATATTTTTGGACTGGCATCTACACCTCACCTTCTAGTACCTGCACTTTCTGCTCAAGTTCATCTACTAATTCACGAGCTAATTTAAGATTGCCTTCTCGTAGTGCCCTATAAATCTTGGCCCCGTATTGATTTACAGGGGCTATTGGAAGATTGAACTTATTTGGATCTTGTGGGCCTTGTGGTAACGGCTTTCCATCTGGTCCAAATGTAGGATTGAATAAATCATCCCCATCCTCATTCTCCATGTTGGCATCTTCAAGGTCAGGGTCCAATCCCATCTTAATCTGCCATGTCTTCTTAGAGACTGCCTTAAATCTAAATAAAATCTCGTATGCTTCCGCAAGTTCCTTCAGATCCGCTTGAATCATAGGTGGAAATTCAACTCGACATGTTGTCTTTGTCTTTTCTGGAAGTTCCCCATATTTAATTCCAGCTTCAATAACATCCTTGAATAATTCTTCATATAATGTAGAGAAAAAATCCTGCCAATCTTCAATCTCACGAACCCACGGATTTTGAGCCACTAAAGACGATGCATAGTTTGCATTAGATGTATCTGCTGTAAATATCATCTCCGGCACCCCATGTGCCGCAGCAACACTAAGAAGCATTGCACGCCCATCATTAGCAACATCAGCCGCTTGAACATTTGGAGAAAGCATCTCATATTTAATACCCTTAGAAGCAGTAATGACAGTGCCTCGTGGAGGAAGTTTAATCTTTTGTCTATCCCCTGATGTTCCTGTGCTACGTTCCTGCTCCCGGATTGATTTAATTGAGCCTGCTGAACCTTCTACGTTCCTTACAAGGGCAATTGCGGAACGAACCTTATTCAATACAATTCTATCCTCAAGCCATTCATCATATTGTTTTAAACGCTTTGCGGAAACACGTAAAATTGAAATACCTCGTTTCTGGTCACTATCAGATAGAATCTTTAGATGAATGATTTCTTCAGCTGGGATGTTCGCAACAAAGTTTCCATCACCATTAACCACATAATAAGATAATGGAGTTTCAATATCATCGGGGTCTGTTTCAATTCCAAAGGTAACATTTGCAGAAAGATTCTGCTTGTCTTTAGGATTGGCTATGCTTGTAGCACGTATAAACCGTATTTTGATAGTACCATCAGTTTCGTCTGTAAACTTTCGTATGAAAACTTCACCGTCCCGAAATGCCCGGACTCCAATTTCCTTTTCTCTTTGATTTAATTTGTTAATACGTCGAAACTCAGCCCATACTTCTTTTACCTTTTCATTTTCTTCTTCACCCGGTGTTATCTGTGGCCCCTTACCAAAAACAAACTTTACTAAAGCACGTATAAGCGCACGTGCATACAGATTCGTGTGATACATGTTATATGCTGCAGCTTGCATATCGGAATGCTCTTCAGGGTCCATGGTACCTACCGAACCACTGCCCCCAAGTAATTTCCAATCGCCATTATCAATTTCGGTATCTCTGACTATGTTTCTTGCAGCTTCTTTTAATTGTTTTGTGGCAACATCAAGACTTTCCTTCTCGAATTCCATACGGGCTATATCGTATTGAATGCTTTCAACTACCTGACGATATTTTCCCCTAATTAGTTCAAACATGACTTTATTCCTTCTTTATTCAATCACAACCAAGTTATATTTAGCCTACATCCCTATTATATAAAAAGAAAAATAGATATAATGCTAAAACTATTAGAAAATATTTATCTTTGGTTGAAGCTGTTTTGTTACAGAATTACTATTTATTTGAATTGGAACATCCAATAAAATACAAATTACGGGTTTAAGTATTTCCTTTATAGCACGATATGTTGAATCACTAAATCCAAGATTACCTCTTGTCCTTTTATTAAACATTGGAGCTTGATGCAATGATTGTAATGCATCATCAAAGACTACTTGATATTTAGCGGGTAATGCATCCTTGAGTTGTTGCAAGGCAAGTAGTTTTTCAAACACCTCGTTTTCAGGGGATTCCACTAACTGAAGAATTTCCTTTAATTCGCTCATAGGTAAAAAAACACTTTCTTTTTTAGCATAATAATTCAAAAGAAAATATCTTGTGTATTCATAAAAATGTTTTGGAATAGTATACTTGGTGTCTTTATAATAAGATATGCAAAACATAAATACATCCCAGCTCATGGATAACAACTCGTGGCTTTCTTCGTATCTATCCCAACGTTCCAGAATTGACTTCATCCATCTAAGCAACCATGGCTTTAATTCAAGATATATTTCGTTCCGTAGTTTAGACTTCTGGTCATCTTCTTCAGGCAATCCTTTATACAGTACGATTTTATCATGTAGTTTTCTTTGTTGTTTTTCAGTTATTCTGTAATCATCCTTCGTCATTTCATTATTCCTCAAACCAAAAGCCGTCTTGTTCTATATATTCCTCCTCTGGGAGTAAGGCACCTGCAAAATATGCAATTGCGGTTGCTACCGCATACCGTGCAGCATCCATACCATGATCATCAATTTGAACTGGCTTCTTGCGTACCGGCTTGCCGTCCTTACCCCGTGGGTATTTATATACTTCAAATTCCCTATCCGTACCAATCAATTCTATGTTGTCACAATCAAAATAATCCTTAAATATGTAATAACTTGCTTCCCGACCAATAAACTGTAAATGACTACGTAACATCTCAATACCGGAATCAATTGCATTTATTGCGGGGATAGTACCAACCCCATATATTTCTTCAAGATCAATTCGGGCCTGCTTCTCACTTGGATCTGCAAATATGGGGATACCAGATGAATACCCAGGTGCGTTTTTTATTTTAACCACATGTTCTTGCAGTGTCGAAGCCCCACTTCGATATTCATAGGACAGATAGAACTTCATTTTTTCTTTAATAAGGTCTATGTCTTCCGGCATAGAATCTATTAACGCTTCTTTAAAATCCGTAACATCTACTATGTATAACTGAAACACAAATGGATGCCCCGGTGAAGATCCAAAATCTATAGCCCCAATATGTACTAGCTGCCTACCTGAGAAATCCTTCCTGTCTATACAATGCCGTACTCTATCCCAATACTCACCATATACTAACGCAGTTGTTGCAGGGCGTTTATTAAACCATTCTATATCAAGAGTATCCTTACTTAACCGGGTAGTAACATCAATAAAATCGTTTATTTTATAAAAACCATCACACTTAGGGGCTATCTTACCTCTACAATACTCAAATATACGACAATCACCATGTACCGGATCTTCCTTACATTTGCGAGTACATTTCTCTAGAATCTCCCAAATACACCATTCATAAACCACAAAACCATATTTACCCTGCTTTTTTGCCTGGTCCAGCAATTTCTGCATACTACCAGTCAGGAACTTCCTTGTGCTTGAAGCTGTGTTCTGGGCTATAATTTCCTTTCCGCCTACTATGGTCTTTGACTTAGCAATTGATAAGCCCTGCTGCAAAACCTCCCATTCCATTAGATCTACTTCATCCAACCTTACCTTGGGGGGATGAGGCCCGTTCAAACCCTTCATACTACCTGTAATAATCTCAAGAATGGACCTATTATCATACCAGGATTTTCTTTTTGTAGGGTCTTTCAGGAAGAAATCTTGAAGAAACTCGTTTTCATTATGCATGCCAATAAAATACTGATAGCACCTTTCAGCTTGCTCTTGAATACTACCTGCACTTACAATCTCACAACCAGGCTTAAACGCCATGTCAAGATGATTCAAAATAGCTATGTCAACAGTGTTATGAGATACTATCCCATTAACAATCAAAACATGAGAACCAGGGACCTCTACATTATACACATCCTTTAATCCAGTATTCTCTACGGAAACTACCTTGTCCCAGATTATATCATCAGAACCATAAATACATGCTGCAACACAATCCCCAATAATAATGTCTTCCGCCATTTTCCACTTATTGAAAAAACACCAAGGCGTATGATCATATGATACTTCAAGTTCTCGTCCGGTATCAGTCACTATCTTAACGCACTCTTTCTTTCCCATGTACTGTGCTGATTTAGCATCCGCCTTTATTATCTTGTTATTATCACAATCAAGAGAAAGTATCCTTCCTTGCTTACTATTATATTCCTCAAGTAAAACCGCCCCCCCACCTGCTAAATGCAAATCTTGGCCCGCCACAAAACATTTTCCGCCCGTACGATTCGCAAATGCAATACCGTTTCGGGTCTTCTCGAAAAACATGTCTGACATGAAATTAAAAGGAGTGGTATGCTTTTTACATATTTGCTTACGCGGAATGCTATACCCAAGTACAAACCGGATATAAAAATGAAGTGCCGTTGGGGAGTTAATACCATCTTCAAGGAAGGCGTCAATAATCTGCTTGACAATACGTGGATTTCGTTTTCGACTGCATAATGTCTCTGCACAAAGCTCTGCGGTGTCCGTATAATCCTTATCCCTTAACTTCCTCTTATTGTAATACCAAATTGTTTCCGCTAATTCTTGATTAGACGCCTTCGATATTTGATTGATCATCCACTACCTCACGTATATTATACCAAGATTCGTCCTTACACGTAGTACAACTCTCCATATTTATAGGCTTACCGCATTTATGCTCTACTAAACATATTCTACATAAACAAGCCCCGCATTCCAAACAATGCCGATGCTTACAATGACAATCCCCACATTCCACAATTATTTTATCTTTCATATCATTCTTCCTCTAACTTGGTCTCCCGAGTTAAGGTTAATAACCCAGTACCCTTAAAACCCTTATCGTCACTCAAAGAAGGCGTAGGGTCTCTCTGAAACTGTACCATCTCCTTAGTGGATATCGGCAATCCGCCTACTACCACAAGCTTCTTTTCGACCAACTTAATCAATAACTCAGGTAATACCTCATCATTTTCTATCTTACGTTCCAAAGCCTTGAACGCCTTCAGTACCACATCATCATATAGCATTACCCAACGTGCTAATTCATCCTTCTCAAGCACGGTCCTCCATAAACTAGAAAGCTCTAAAACACGTCTATCTTCACTGTATGTCTTTATCTGATACCGTGATAAACCAAGATGCTCCCCAGCATCTTTTGCAGGCATGCCCCTACCCATCAATTCAGCCAGTTGCTTCATCTCTAACGTCAAGTCAACACTTTTTAACGAAGGACGGCCTTTAGGTTTTGTATCATCATCCAGCCTAACCCTGTCATGACGTACCCGTTCCTGCCTGATTTCTTCCACGGGCTCTTCTTCCTCTATACCATCGTCTATATCATCATCTTCCATACCTTCATCTATAACACCATTTTCTTCGTCTACCATACCCTACCCCCTATAAATAATTTAAGTGCCGTCAGAACCCCTTCTCGTGCCTCTACGGGCTTGTTTACGCTTTCTCTCGTTACTACCTACATCATAAATACCTAATTTCTCAGAATCCCAAACATACTCCCCCATCAACTTAAATGCCTGATCCTGATGCTCATACCCTAAATTCTCCTTATACTTCCTGAAAGACTCGTTCCCCTTCCTCTTTCTCGCAACCATATTCTCCCCCTAAATCGGCCTAATTCCATTAAAACATACACTAATGTACCCTAAATCACCTTAATTCATCGTTTTGTTAAATATTATAAGCCCTCAATATCATTACATATCAAAAAAATAAACTTTCTTTTATGCCCTATAAAGTAACTAAAAACACCTTTTTCAACCACTTTTTGTACCCTGATTTTAATTAACTACTTAATATCATTACATAACCACTTTTTAAACAAACTTTTATGCCCTATAAAGTAATTAATCCACCCTCTACCTCAAAAAACACTTCATAAAATACCAAATAACCCGTACTCCATACACAATAAACAATACAATAACAATACCAAATATAACCACAATAACCTCTAACATACCCCAATACCCCAATGCTATGCTATGCTATACTTTAGTTGATGGCCAAGAACCAGGCCAATCACCGTCAGTACAACGCATAACCCTATTAGAACCCTCCGACTTCCCCACTATAAAACCAAGATCAAAACCAGCAACGAATGCTTTTTTTATAACTTCTTTTGGAAATAGCGGTAAATCTGAATTGTAATACCGACCCTCTTCTAACCACCAATTTTCAGCTAAATCAATTTGCATATCTAAAAGTTCCTTTTTAACCTTAATCCCTAATATATTCCAATATTAACCTTATAGTATATACTAAATAACCATACCATACAATATGTAACAATGTCAAGTTATCCCATAATATATACTACAACCAATATGCTATATCTATATATGTCTAATACTATATCTAATTGTAAGTGTATAGTAACTACCCAATATAACAATAAATATTATATATAACACATTCTCTGTTAATATAACGTAACCACCTAATATAACTCAACTTGTAAATAAATTCTAATAATATTTTATAAATAAGCACTTTGTAAATAAATTCTAGGATAGTGGCTGGAGGTGAGGCTGAGGCTGAGGCTGAGGCTGAGGCTGAGGGAGAATGATAGACGTAAATAAATTCTAATAATATTTTATAAATAACCTGATTGTAAATAAAATTTGAAATGACGGCTGGGAGGGTAAGCCCCCTCGTCCGAATTAAGGTACTCCGATTCCAAAATGACCCCGCCCCCAAACTTTGGAGTATAACATCTGACATGACATCTGACATGACATCTGACATGACATCTGACATGACATCTGACATAGGGTATGACATATTAGATGCAATCGACAACAAGACCCTTTTCGTCGCCATCGAGGAACGCAGCGTTCTCGACGAGGCGGTGGCGTACCTGGAGGCGGTCTGTACAGACCACATAGTCCATAGGGAAATTGACGTTTTGACGTTTTGACGTTTTGACGTTTTGACGTTTTGACGTTTTGACGTTTTGACGTT